TACGGCAAGTCTGACTGACAGAGGAACTGGTGAATACACTGCAAATTATTCTAGCAATATGAGTGACGCAAATGCTGTAAAGTTTTTTTCAGCCGATGGAGATAATAGCAGCAATTATGCAAGAATAGGCACTATGCAAGGCCCAGCAACATCGAGTTCTGCAAAAGTAAATTGCCATCTTAGCAACTCTACTACATTAGCAGATATGGCTAGAGTAAATTTATCAGTAACTGGAGACCTCGCATAATGACAACGACACCTGATTTCAAAGGCACTCACCTGTTTGACCGACTGTGCTGGGCTAAAGAAAACCTAGACGGTGTGCAGTCTGACTACCGTGTTGTCTATGAGGACAGCGTTGATGAGTGCGCTAAGATACTTGTGCCTGACCCTAACTGGATGGCTTGCGCTTTACAAGGCGGCATCCTACCACCAGTGTGGGTGTATCACGAGTTGGCAAAAGACGAAGCGCAACCTGATTTCAAGAAGCATACTCGCGGCTATCTGTTGCACACAACAGAACCCGTAGGAGCAATGACAGAAGAAGAAGCTATTGAATACCTAATTATGAAGGACTGCCCACAGCATGTGTGGCAGAACTGGGATACTGGCAATAAACCAAAGATGGTTATCTGCCGCAAGGAACAGTTACCAAGCACAAGAGAGTGGCGCAACGCTTGGAAGATAACTGAAGACTTAACTGCCACTGATATCGCAGCCTAAGAGGAGAAACCTAATGGCAACAACATACATCGTAGATAAGGACGGAAATCAGATTGATGCTTCCACAGCTACCGTTCCTTCTGACCGTCACTTTCGTGGTGCATGGTCTCTCAATGGAAGCGTGATTAGTGAAGACATGGACTCTGCACGAACAATCTTCCGTGACAAGATTCGTGAAGCACGTAAGCCATTGCTCGAAGCAAAGGACGTGGAACTGATGAAGGCACTAGAAGCTGGCACTAGCACAACTGCTATTGCTGCTGCAAAGGATGCGTTACGTGATGCACCTGCTGCTGCCGCTATTGACAGTGCCAGCGACATTGCAGCACTCAAGGCAGCTTGGGATACATCTGTACTTGGCGATAGCCCATACGCCTAAGACACTTAAAACGAACACGGAGATAGGTTATGGCACTCACTCAGATTACAGGTAAAGGACTGCAATCAACCCTTGCTATTGGGTCTGAGGGCGGTGCTGTAACCACTTCGGTTCAACAAGGACTGGCGAAGGCATGGGCTTCATCAAATCAAGCAAGCCTTATAGACAGCTTTAATGTTGCTTCAACAACTGACAATCAAACAGCCGACACAACATACACGTACACTAACGCAATGGATAACGCTGGCTATGCGGCTGCAAGCGGCTCTCTTGGACCATCAAGCGGAACTCAAGGCGGTATAACAAGTTACAACTCAGTGGCAGCAGGTTCTATAAGAGTTGTTACTTTTGATGAAACAAAAAATGCTAATGGTAGATTTGACACTGCCTATCAAGCCGTTACAATTTCGGGAGACCTCGCATAATGCCATACATAGGTAAATCCCCCCAGAACGGTGTTCGCAATCGCTTTGTCTATCAGGCAACAGCCAGTCAAACATCTTTCAGCGGTAGTGACGCAGACAGTAAGGTACTAACCTATCAGGATAGCCTGTACTTAGATGTGTACCAGAACGGTGTCCTGCTCAAGCCGGGAACTGACTACACTGCCACGACAGGTACAACAGTCGTACTGGCTACAGGTGCATCGTCAGGTGATGTAGTTGAGATGGTAGCATACGATGTGTTTAGTGTTGCGAACTCGTATACAAAAACAGAGAGTGACACACGTTATCCATTCAAGGGTAATGACAGCATCATCCGTTTGAATGGACAGACTATCAGCGCAGACATTACGATTGACAGTGATGAGAATGGTGTCAGTGCTGGACCTATCACACAGAATGCCACCGTCACTGTTAACGGGTATTGGAGTATCGTATGAGTAGCGTATTAAATGTAGATACCATTGCAGATAAGGCAGGGACGGGTCCAGTTGCGCTGACTAAGCAAAGTGCGGCGAAGGCTTGGACAAGACAAGACCAACGCAGTACACTAAGCACAGTGTCGTCATTTAACTTTAGTTCAGCCTCAGATGTTGGAACAGGGCATGTGCAAATTTCTTTTAGTAATAATATGAGTGATGCTAATTACAATGTAGTTGGGATGAATGGTTACGAAGACGGTACATCTAATGAGTTTATGGTTGCAATAGGATTAAGAAGGGGTGTTCCACCAACATCATCAACCTATAATACACAGTCAGTCAACGCTTTAAACAGCGCAACAGGCGGCACAGACAGTGACAATCAGATGACAGCAGTATTCGGAGACCTCGCATAATGGCAAGCATATTAAAAGTAGATGAACTACAGGGCATTGTCAGCGCAGGTGACATCACAGTTACTAGCGAAGGTGGAAGTGCTACACAGAGTTTGCAACAAGGGTTGGCGAAGGCGTGGCTTTCTGGTTCAAATGCGGCAGTGGTTTCGGATAGTATAAATATTGCATCAGGAACTGACAACGGCACTGGTGACTACACCTACGCATTTACGAACAATATGGGCAATGCAAATTGGTCAGCTTCTGGTGTTTGTGATGAAACTAGAATTAACTCACTTGACGGAAATGGAGACAGATTAACCAGTGACGTAGACGTTGCAATTATTAACGATGGTGGCAGTAGGGCTAATCAACCTCATAGCCGCACAGTTCACGGAGACTTAGCATAATGGCAAGCGAACTTAGAGTAAACACCCTGAAGGATGCCAGCGGTAATAACAGCATTGCTACTAGCTTTGTGGCTGGCGGTAGTGCGAAGGCTTGGGCAAACTTGAATGGAACAGGCACTATTGCGTTGCGAGACAGTTTTAACCAAAGTAGCACGACTGACAACTCAACAGGTGATTACACGTTTAACCTGACATCTTCTATGAGTGATGGTAACTACGGATTTACTGTAAGTGCTTGTGCGGGTACAAACTCGTCTTCGTTAGTTGTAGTGGTTAAATCTGCAAGTCAATATGGTACACCGTCAAATCAAGTTTCGGGTGCGTGTGAAGTCGTTTGTCATAATTATATTAACTCCGCCGTAGACATTGGTGGTGTTTATCCAATTTTCCACGGAGACTTAGCATGAGTAAAGCAGCAGAGTTAGCCGCACTGATAGGTTCGCAATCAAGCCTGTCAAACAGGAACCTCATCATCAATGGTGCGATGCAGGTGGCGCAGAGGGGAACGAGTGTTGCCGGACTTGGGGATGGTACAGTTGGTTATGTAGGATTAGATAGATTTAGACTGCAAAAATCAGGCAGTCCTTTGGTAAGATATACAATGACCCAAGATTCTAATGCTCCTGCAGGTTTTAATAATTCTATGAAACTTGAAGTTACTACGGCTGATTCAAGCGTTGGCTCAGACCATCTTCAGTATATAGACCAGTTTATAGAAGCACAAAATCTTCAACAACTATCTTTTGGAAATTCTTCTGCTAAAAGCATTACACTTAGTTTTTATGTTAAATGCAGTACAGCACAAACATTTGCTTTAGAATTAATTAACGAGGATAATAGCAGGTATTTTAATACCACTTATGTTGTTTCATCAGCAGATACTTGGGAACGTAAAACTATAACTTTCCCTGCGGATACAGCTAGTGGATTTAATGATGATAATGGAAGGGGGCTAAGAGTAAGATGGATTTTAGCCGCTGGGTCTAATTTTACTGACGGTTCTGTGTCAACAGCTTGGTCTGGAACACAACACATTGCAACAAACCATCAAAATACTTGGGTTGCCGCCACTAGCAGAACTTGGCAAATCACAGGCATCCAGCTAGAAGTAGGCGAACAGGCCACGCCGTTTGAGCATCGTAGCTATGGCGATGAGTTGGCTAGGTGTCAGCGGTATTTTTATAAACAACAAGATGACCAAATACACTCATTAGACATAACATCTTCTCAAACGTATCACGCAAACCGTGAATTGCCTGTATCTATGAGAACAACACCAACTGTTACCGTTTCAATAAATGCTGATAGTGGGTTCGATGCAGGGACTGTAAGCATTAATGGTTTAACAGATGAACAGAAAGTTGCCGTAGCTTGTCAGTCAAATGAAACGCGTGCAAGAGGGTATTTTCAATTTAACTGTACTAGCGTAGACGCGGAGTTGTAAGTAATGAATGAAATTAACATAACATCAGCTAAGTATATTATTGATGACATAACAAACCAAACAACAATAATTAAATTTGTTGAGGATGGCGTTACACGATTTGTTTCAACCCTCGACCCAGCCAACCGCCACTACGCAGAAATCATGCGTCAGGTAGCTGTTGGCGAACTAACCATTGCGGATGCTGACTAATGAAAATGGAACAGCAGATGACACCTGAACTTAAAGTACAAATGGAACTAGACGCACACGAAAAAGAATGTGCCGTGCGGTACACTGCTGTTCAAGAAAAACTAGAAGCACTAGATAAAAGAATGTGGCGATTGGAAGCTATGATAATGGGCAGTACCATTATGGTAGTGGCTATGATGGTCACAGTAGTTATGGGAATCAAATAGTATGGCAATGTTCAAAGCATTTAAACCATCCGCAATGAATAAGATTGCAAAGGTTATGGGGTATTCTGGTGACATGAATGCTTTCCAGCAGTACATTGAACAAGACCCAATGCGTCAACAGCAGATGCAGCAGTACACTAATAAAGCTATGCAGATGGCTAAAGGTGGTGTAGTACGTAAGATGCAAGAGGGTGGTACTGTTACTAATACTACCACAACCAATGAGACTGCACAAACACCTGCACCAAGCATAGGACAAACTTCACTAGAACGCATGTACCAACCTATACTACCTACAGGTGGTGTAGCACAAGCTGCTGCTACCCCTCTTTCTCAAGGTCAAATTCTTGAGCCTACCGCTGGGACATTAACAGGTTCAATTGCTGTACCTACAGCATTAGCTGCTACAGCACAAGCTGCTCCTATACAAGAACAACAAGCAGCACAAATGCAAGCTGCTCAAGTTGCTCCTGCAATAACTAGCGCACTTGCGTCTACACAAGCAGCGCAGGGTACAATAGACCCACGTGCAGAGGTGTTAGCAGCCCAGCAAACAGCATCTAGTGTAGGCAATGTTACTGCTGCACAAGGACAAGCTACACTTATTGATAATCCAGTTCAACGTAACATACAAGCTGGTGAACTTGTCAATGGTGTTGCTGATGCAGAAACTGCTGCTGCATTTACTGAACAGGTACAAGCTGCTGAAGCTACACCGTCTACGCAAGCTACTGTACAAGGGCAACTAGCACAGCTTACAGCTAACTTTGATGCTACTAACCCACCTGCATGGGCTGCTGGTGCTATGCGTAATGCTACTGCAGCAATGGCACAGCGTGGATTAGGTGCAAGCAGTCTTGCTGGTCAAGCTATTGTACAGGCTACAATGGAATCAGCATTGCCTATTGCACAAGCTGATGCAAGTATTATTGCTTCGTTTGAACAACAGAACTTGACAAACCGTCAGCAACGTGCTATGCTTGCGGCACAACAAAGAGCAGAGTTTATGGGTATGGAATTTACCCAAGACTTCCAAGCACGTGTACAAAACTCTGCACGTATTGGTGACATTGCCAATATGAACTTTACTGCTGAACAACAAGTACAGTTAGAAAACTCACGTGCTGCTAATACTATGAACTTAAATAACCTGTCTAATAAACAGGCTATGGTAATGGCAGAAGCTGCTGCTCTTGCTCAGATGGATACACAAAATTTAAACAATCGCCAGCAAGCAGCAGTACAAAATGCGCAGAACTTCCTGCAGATGGACATGCAAAATCTGTCTAATCGTCAGCAAACGCAAATGTTTAATACACAACAAAGAGTACAGTCTTTGTTTACTGACCAAGCTGCAACCAATGCTGCTGCACAGTTTAATGCTACTAGCCAAAATCAGGTAGACCAATTCTTTGCTAACCTTGCCTCACAAACATCTCAGTTTAATTCGGCGCAAGCAAATGCACAGTCACAGTTTAATACGGGTCAGGCAAACACTGTTGAAAGATTCAACGCAGAGTTAAATAATCAACGTGACCAGTTCAATGCTACAAACCAACTTGCTATTGCACAGAGCAATGCTGTATGGCGAAGAGAGATTGCTACAGCGGATACTGCTGCAGTTAATCGTGCTAATGAAGTTAACGCTAATGCTTTACTAAATATATCAAATCAGGCATATGCTAATCTGTGGAACTACTACTCAGATACTATGGAATGGGCATGGACCTCTGCTGAAAATGAGATTGACCGTATTAATGCTTTAGCTATTGCAGAATTAGATGCAGGTACACGTAAAGCAATAGCTGATGAACAAGCCTCTGGTGCAGCAGGTAGTGCTGTAGGTAGCCTTATCGGTACATTGGGTAGTGCTTGGATTATGTCTTGCTGGGTAGCTAGAGAAGTATACGGTAAAGAAAATGTTGAATGGTTTGTTTTCCGTACATGGTTACAGTATGATGCACCTAAATGGTTTAAGAAGTTATATATGAAACACGGTGAATCTTTTGCCAAATTTATTAGTAATAAACCAAAGGTAAAGTCACTTGTAAAGTTTGGTATGGACTACATCATCAGAAGAAAAAAGAGGAAACATAATGTCTCGTGCGCTTAAAGATATAGTTACAGCATACAAAAATATGGATATTGAAAATATATCTGTAGTTAAAGAAGATACATCTAGTAAAGGCTTGGTTAAGAAACGCCCAACTATGAGAGGTATTAATTATACAAATCCTGCTGTGCGTGTTGGACAACAGATGCGTGTGATTAGAAACTACAGAAAAGGAATAGAAGATGCTTAATTCAGAACCTTCGTTTGATGCCCCTATTCCCGGTCAATCTCTTGTAGCTGAATTAGGCGCACGTCCTTGGCAAACACCATCTCAGTATACAACTGTAGATGAAGCCATAGAATATTACATGTCTCGTATGACAACAGAAGAGTTTATGGTACAAGCTGTTGATGTTCTTGAGACAGGAGTTCCTGTTGCTACATTAGCTAATACTATTCAGTTAGCTAGTGTTATGGAAGGTAAACACACGCTTGATATTGGTATACTTGTAGCCCCATTACTTATGGAGTTACTAATGATGCTAGGTGATAGTGCTGGTATCGAATACAAAACAGGTCTTGATGACCCTGATATTAAGAAGACACGTCCAACTTTCTTTGCTAAGTTTTTGAAGAAGTATAATGACGACTTAGCAAGTAAAGACATTCAAGAGATTGTTGATGAATCTAATGAAGAAGAAGAAAAAGATGAAGAACGTAGTGGTTTGATGGCGCGGAGAACATAATGGGTTTGTTTAGCGGAAGTTTTGGTACAGGTTTAGTTACGGGTCTTGCGACTAGCGTAGACAAGTCACTACAGGATGCCTTAGATAAACGTGATAGTGAAATGAGTTCTGCTCGTAAGTTCTGGCAGACACGTCAAGCACAGAAACTTGACTTAGCTGAAGCAGAAGACCGCCGTTCTGAAAAAGCACTTAATCGTTTGATTAAGGAAGCTAATGGTGATGTTGCACTTGGCTTTGCTGCATACCAAGCTGCAGGTGGAGATGTTGACAGTGTAGAAAACTTTATCGCACGTATGGATGCTACTAAGGAAGCGAAAGGTACGTTTAGTCTTACTGATGCATTAACTATACCTGAAGGATATGATGCTGGTCTCAAGCGTGAGGATGCCTTTAGTGCTATTCGTACTCCTATCAGCGGTGTATCTGCTAGTGCTATAGATATAGATGACCCACTTGCTAACATAGGTCTTGGCCTTCGTGGTGGTGCTGCGAACAGAGTTGCAGACAAGGTTAATAATCTTATACCACCGCAGGAAGTCACTAGAATTGAGGGCTTTGAAGGTGCTTCACTTGATATGTCTAAGATGCTTGAGGCTGAAGAATATGTTAGAAACAAAGAATTGCATGACAAGGCTATGGGTCCAGACACGTTTGAGGAACAACTCTTTGAAATATCAAACCAGAGATTTAATTTAAAGCGTGAAGACTTTGATAGTGAAGAGGCTTTCGATGTTGCACGTGATAAATTAGATGCACAGTTTAATGATATTGCAGCAAGAAAAGCTAAAGTAGCAGCCCTTGATGCTAACCTTACTTCAGGTGCGTCTGATTCTATTCTTAGAATCTCTTGGAAGGATGCCAAGACTTATGCGTATGCTGATTTAGGGCTTGGTGGAAAAACAGGTGAAGAATATTATATAGGGGACGATGGGCAAGCTGTGTTTAAGATTGCTGACCCTGAAGGCTATGCAGCAAGAGAGAAACAGGCTATTAGACAGGCAGCAAGAAGTTTTGTAAACACTCAAGGCGGTGCTGACGGTTCGTTTACTCAATCAGCCCTTAATGTTATTAACACGGACTCTTA